GTAGGTGGTTTCAGAAATGGAATTACCTTTGTATCATCGGAAACCTCACTTCCTTGGCCATAAAGAACCCATTCTGGCGTAGTTTGAAGTGCCAAAGCCAAATTATGCAAATTTTCTCCATCTGGCTTGGTGGCCCCATTCTCCCATTTTGTTACAGACACACGACTGACGCCAAGCCTCTTGGCTAGCGTCTGCTGTGTGATGTCGAGCTGGACTCGGCGGGATCTGATTCGGTCTTTCATCTCTGTTTTCATGTAACCAATGTTACATGGTTTCCTCGTAACTGTTGTTTGCTATTTAATGTACCTTTTGTTACCTTTACTGCACCGGGTAACTAGGAGGAACTATGCGCAAATCAGAAGTAATTAAGCACTTCGGCGGGGTATCTAAAACCGCTAGTGCTTTAGGGATTTCTCACCCAGCCGTGTGTCGCTGGGGTGATGTAATCCCTGAAAAACAGGCTTTCGTGATCGAAAGAATTACGAAGGGGAAGCTTAAGTATGACGTCTCTCTCTATCAAAAGCCTAACGAACCGGAAGTTTAAAAGTAACCACAGTACCAAGGAGTTAACCGTGGATAACCAACAACACTGGCAAGTCGAAAAGCAACCCGCATGGCTGGTGGCGGCAATTAAAAAGACCATCTCAAGCCTGCCGGGCGGTTACGCCGAGGCGGCTGAATGGCTGGGCGTGACAGAGGATGCGCTCTTTAACCGTCTGCGCACTGGCGGCGATCAGATTTTCCCTATGGGGTGGGCAATGGTGCTGCAGAAAGCGGCTGGCGTGAGCTACATAGCCGATGCATTTTCTCGTCAAACGGATAATGGGATCCATATCCCAGGCGCAGGACCAGATACAGAGAATGAAGAGATAGGTTTAAAGCTGGCTGAGCTGGTGGGTAGGCTTGGTGATCTGGTTAACGCATATCGTCGATACATTGATGATGGTGTGGTTGACAGAGAGGAATGGAACAGCCTGAACGAAATTGCGTACCAGTTTCGGGTAACGCTTATGACGTTCCTGAATCTGATTTCACGAGTTTATTGCCTCCCAGAAAAGAGTGACGCCCGCGAGTGTGCAGCTCCGGGCGTCGTGGCGTGTCGTAACAGTGGAGAAACTAACGCATGAACAGTTTAACGGTAAAGAACCGCTTACCGCAACTTCGGATGATCCCGGTGCCGGGCCTTCCGCTGTTTCGGTATGAACGCAGAGTAGCAAACCGCTGGGTGGCATGTAACCACAGCCGCGCCACTGGAATCGTGGGTGTGTACTACCGGAGGGCAAAGGCCTTATGCGCGAACTCGACCGATGGTTTAAAGACTGCCGGGGGATCCCTGTTCGGGTTATCCGGTGGGAGCCAGAGACCCGACGCGTCATATACCTGCGAGATGGGTACGAGCATGAATGCTTCAGCCCTCTTGATCAG